AGCATCTCCCATATCAGGAAACCGTACAAGATCAGGCACTGTCTCCGGAACCTGATCTGTATATGCGACACAAATAACTGCCGACGGATCACCTGTAAATTCATTTTCAATCATGAACATTTGCCGATTAAATCCTGTTCGAAATGCATAACTTAACTCTGGTCGAACTGGATCATCATCAACCAAAAAACTTCTATCCTCTGTTACTTCACGGAAAATCATGCTGCTATCCTCGAGAAATTTTTATGTTTTTCAAATTTAATTACAGAACGGAACTTGTCCTGTAGCACATCCCCCTTGTGACTGATAACAAAGACATTGGTATCCTTACCCAGTTCATCAAGTAGTTTTAGAAACTCATCACAACCATTGGAATCCAATGAGGCATCAAAGACCTCATCCAGAATCAATAGATTGGTATTGGTAGAGTTTTTCATTTTTGCAATGGAACGCCAGGTCAATAGTAGAGATAGGTCGATTCTCATTTTTTCACCTTCACTAAATGATGCATAACTAAATGAGTCTCTATGCCTGGATTTAATAATCTCTTCGAAGTTTTCGTCAAGTTCAAAACTCACGAAGAACTCCATTGCCGCCAGATATTTATTTACGAGCTTATTCATCACCGGAACATACTGCCGAACAATTTGAGTCTTGATTCCCTTATCCTTCAAGAGTTCAGCGGCCACATCAAGCAATTCTTTCTCGTTGATATATTCCTCTCTTTTGTCCTCTAATTTTTTCAATAACTTTTTCAGCTCATTTATCTTCTTATTTTCTTCCTTAAGGTCACCGGTATCATAAACCTCAGAATCAATATTGGTACGAAGTTGAGTGATATACTTATTTAGAGACGAAATTTGATTATTACTATCAGAAATCTTTTCCAAATATTCTTTAATTTCCTTATTGATTTCTGAGATATCCAGAAGTCGCTTATTTTCCTTTTCCAACTCTTTCTGTAACTTATCAAGAGCATCTGCAACCTGATCCACTTTTGTTTGACTCTCGTGAATCTTGCTCGATTTAATGGCGCCATCAATATCCTGATCACATGTAGGACAGTGATCATTATCTTGATAAAATTTAATTTCTCTCTTATGTTTCTTAGTCTTATCCTCAAGCTTGGATTCAATATTCAAAATTTGATTGAGTTTCTTGTGAACCGAATCCTCGTCACTCACGCTCCCCTGAAGTTCAGCAACCTTTTTATTATTTGTATCAATATCTAGAGTAAGAACACCAATGGTACGCTCACACTTTAAGATTTCAGCTTTAAGATTTTCTATTCTCTCTTTGTTCTTTGACCGAATCTCGTCAACATAATTCTGATGCACATCAAGCTTTTCCTGCTCGACATCAGCTTTATTCTTGATCTCTTTAATATTCTCTTTATTATTCTGTAACCGTTCCTTAAGCAAGACATTCATTGCAGTAAAGATCTTAATATCAAGTAGATCCTCAATGATTTCTCGGCGCTGCTGTGCTGGTAACTGCATAAATGGAACGAAGGTTGACGAACCAAGAATTACGATCTGCGTGAACGAATTAAAATTAAGCTTGAGGATATTCTGTTCAAGCTGTTGTTGGTAATCGCGAACAGATGCTGTCTGATTAATCAGATGATCGTCTTTATAGATTTCAAATACATTTGGTTTCATACCACGGATAATTTTATACCGTGAACTACCAATAGAAAACTCGACCTCTACACACATGTCCTTCTGATTTACAGAATTGACAAGCTGAGGTTTATTGATTTTACGAAACGGTTTACCAAACAGCGAAAAACACAGAGCATCTAGCACTGTGGATTTGCCCGCGCCATTTTCACCTATAACCAAGGTATTTGGACTTCGATCAAGTTGAACATCTGTCCAAACATTTCCGGTAGACAAAAAGTTTTTCCACCGAACATTATGAAAATATATCAAATTAAAGCTCCACGCTCTGCGCTTCTGTATATAAATTAGCAAACAGTTGATTTAGCAGTGCCTTGTCGACATTGGTATCCATCTGATTTACAAAATTGTGTAGGGTTGTCAATGTATCCTCGGCTTCAGAAATAATCTCCTCCTCCGATTGCTGATCAAGATTCTTATGATCATCGACAATAGAGATATTTGCTGGATTTGCCTTATACAAATGATCCATCACAATATCGAACCAATATGGATTAGTTTTATTCTGAACAATTACCTTTACATAAGTGTCTTTATACGAGTCAAAATCAAAACTGGCAATAAATTCCTCAAGTTTCATTTCGGTATCATCATACCAAATCTTATGGAATATTCTATACGGATTTTGAATAAAAGTCAACTCTCTTTTCTCAGAATCAAAGATATGAAATCCACGCTGATCGTTATAATCATTCCAGGTCATCTCATACGGATTACCTAGATAGTGGATATTGCCGCCCTGTGACTTGTGATGAAAATGACCAGAACAGACAAGATCAAATTTATCAAATAGAGCTGCCTCCATACCATGTGGATTTTTCATACCACGATACATTTCAAATCCACGGATCTCGAGATGACCGAAGAGAACTTGTGATTTTGTATTTTTGATGAACTGCATGGATTCGGCATAGTTTTCATTATTGATCCATGGTAACATGGTAATACCACAACCACCGAACTCTACATCTTTTACATCAGAAAAAATATCAATCAGATCATATTCATCACCGAACAGTTCATTTAGTGCATTGACCTCGTTTGTATTACGATATGGAATATCGTGATTACCGACAATAACATTAAGTTTGATGTTATTATCAATACATGGCTGAACAAAAATTCGCTTAAACTCTCGAAGAGTCACATAATTGATGAACTTCCTTCGATCAACAATATCACCGAGATGAAATATAGTAGTGATGTTATTATCAATAAGATACGGAAAGAAGACATTACTGTAAAACTTATCAAAAAAGTTGAGGAAGGTTTGACTATCGTTTCTTACACCAAAATGTGTATCTGTAATTATGGCCGCCTTCATTAATCACTCATCATTAATTAAAACATCAATAGCCGTTGTATTCTTATTCTTTTTCCGGCGCTTGGTTTCTTCAAAATTTTCAATAAACACACCAACGTATTCACGACTCCACTCATTTGCCTTACCAGCTGGTGTATAATCAGATGAATCATGATCCTGATTATCACTGGTAAGATTCATGACCTCCATTTCACCCATCAGTTTATATTTGGTATAAAGGTGTTTCTTTTCCTTCTGAATACGACGGAGAAATGCATAGTAAATAATCTGTGTAAAATAGGCAAATGGATTCTGGGATTTTTCGGGATTAAAATTATCAATATATTGCAGACAGTTTTCAATACCGTCTGAAATCATTTCTTCCTTAAAGGTGTAATTAATAAAATTTGGCTTATGTGATAAATGCACTGCAATCTTCATAAGACATTCACCAATATATGGTGTTACGGGAGGTCGTTCCTTTCCCTTACCTTCAGCGATAGCTACCTTCTCACGGTATTCAACCATAGCCGCAAGAAATTCCTTGTTATTTACATAGTGCTGTTTTGATTTTTTTGTTTTAGCCATTAGTGCACCATTATACTAGTATTAGAAAACTTTTCAAACATAGCCAGAGTTATTTCCTCTTCATCTTTTTCTAAAAAATCCTGTGTTTCCTTTTCGGTATCTTCTACTTCGTTTAACTTATCCAAAGCATTAAAATAATAATCCAAAATATCCTTTGTAGGATTAGCCTTCATGAGAACGTGTCGAACCTGTAAAGGAAAATCATTTTCATCTGTAAACGGAATCCATTTTGCCACTCTTACTGATGCACCGCCCATGGTATTTTGCAAAAATAATTGTAAAGGTTTGTGCAATAAAATATATTCTTGATCCATACCATCAATAATAGAGATGATATGTTCTCCTGTAACTAACTTAAAATATAACACATCTGGCTTCATAAGTAAACCCTTTCTCTATAAATTAATATTATAGATTTTATATTCGAATTCCTCGTCATTGTATATTTTAATTCGTTCAGCAAAATGATTAAGTGTATAATTTACTTTCTTTTTCCATCGGATGTCATCTGCGATGTCGAACAAAACTGCTTTATCTTTTGACTCACCTTTTCGCAACCCTCTGCCAATAGACTGAAGATTACGAATACGAGACTTAGTGGGAGAAGCAAAAATAATGTTATGAAGGTTGCGAATATTAATGCCAGTACTAAACGTACCATATGAAGCAATAATAATTGCGTCTTTTTCCTTCTCGGTAATAGCGCGGATCTGCTCCCTGGTCTCTGCATCTGTTCCTCCATAAACAAAGAATACTTTTCTATTACTATTTACCAATTTGGATATATTATCATACAATACTCTACCGTGTTTGTCAACATATTGAAAGAGTAAAAGTGTATTTCCGTTCAGTGATAATGTTAGATTTTTAATAAATTTATTTCTTCGTGGATTGGTGACGATAAAATCTATCTCATCCTGATAGTTCATTTTACTGACAAGTTTCTTTTCCTCATCAGTATATTTTAGTACTAACGCCTTGATCTTAAAATTAGCAAGATGATTTTGATCAATCAGTTCTCTGGTTTTTACAAACTGTTTTACCTTACCAAATAAACCTTCCAAAACCAATTTATGAGTTTGTGTACCATCCAAGGTACCCGTAAAACCAAACCGATATTTACAATCAAGAAGTTTAGTCATAATCGAGGTAAGTGACTTTGCCTTAAACAAATGGCATTCATCGCCAATGACCAAATCATATTGTGCGAACCAATCCTTGCGTAATTTATAAATTGATTGCCATGTTGAGACTACGACGCGGGCATCGGTCATCTTTTCCTGACCGCTCATGATAATATGAATATCATTCTCATTTGAACCATATTCAATAAAATCTGATCTCATTTGATGTACGAGAGATGTTGTCGGAACAATCAGAAGTGTTTTGCTATCACCATACCACTGAGTTAAAAGCCATATAATAAAAGACTTACCCGAAGCTGTAGGTGAAACAAGTAAACTCCGATTATTCCTAACACAATGAGCAAAAGACTCCGTTTGATAATCGCGAGGGGTAAATTTGGTTTGCAAGGTGGTGATAAATTCGTTTGCTTCTTCGAGTGAAAACGATTCTTGTAAATCAATATCATTTTCAACTTCCACTTCATATTCACGTTCGTCGGCAAAATGTTGCACATACGGCAATAAACCGAGGTATAATTCCTTGGTCATCGCGTTATAGAGACGCATTTTACCATCCCACATACGATTACGATACGCAGGCATAAACTTTGCACCCGGTACAGTAAACGTAAAGTAATCGGACAGTTCCTGTCGAATCACAGGCTCTGCATCCACTTTCATATATACTTCATTTGCCTTCGAAATAATCAAGGTATTTCCACATATATCATTCTGTTCTAATAATAAATTCGAAGTACTCCATGCTGCTTTGGACATTTGTTCTCATTATTATTTTGTCCATAATATAAAGCATCACTGACCACCCGTAAATTTCAAAAAATCGATGCTATTTTTAATCAAAAAGTTTCTAGTATTTACTGATTTAAGTATTTCTTCTAACACATCAACAACCTCTTGCTGATATGCGATCTTTGTATTGAGTTGAACCATCTCTTTGTCTGTATCCACATAATAAGAAACCTCCTGTTTAAGTCTCTTAAATGGATATGGCTCACGACCCAATTCAGCAAGATCTTCCGGATTATTCAGATCACCTCTATAATAGTCCATAAGTCTTTGCTGTAGTATTTTATGTTTCATTTTGAGAGCACGAAGTTTCAGCCTCTCATCAGAAAAATGTTTTAAATATTTACCGTGTAGAATTGGTATATTCAGACTTTCACGAGATAATTCCGTCTCGTCAATCTTGGCATCACCTTGCCACATAGATATAATTTCTTCAATCTTCACATTACACTCCGAAAGATTCACCACACCCACAGCTAGAAGTAGATGATGGATTATTCACCTTAAGAAAAGAACCACCAAGTTCATTTACATAATCAATCTCACTTCCTAATATATATAATTCTGCTAGAGGATCCACCAAAAGACAATCATCAATAGGATTAGACCATTCTATATCTGGATAATGTTTTGAAAAGCCCCATACATACTGCATACCAGCACAACCACCACCCTTTACAGAAAGAGTAACGTAGTCATCACCTCTGACTGAATTGAGATATTGTTTAGCGGAATCAGTAATAGTAATCATATATAATAACCCTTAAAAACGGCTCAAAGCCTATTATAACATGGTTATCGGGAAAGTAAATAGATTTATAGTTTTTCTACTGTAAACTGTCGATAGCGGAATGTTACCTCAGCCTCTAGGTATTCGATATCTGTCTGTGTTACATCAAAATTGAGTGGTGTCAGTGATGTCGGGAACATATCATAAAGTGAAATCATGATGGATGGATTACTGTTTGATGATAGGATAATCATACTGCCATCGGATACTTTTTCTGATAAGTCACGATATTGCTGTAAATTATTTGGATGACCAATACCTATCATCCAATCGTGGATTTCAAGATAGTTTTTCATATCTTCATCTACACGAAATCTCAGGCTAAATGGCTCATATGTAATACGATCACCTGGCCGATAGATATTTGTAAGTGGATTGGATTGTAATACCTCTGAAGTACTAATGGCAGGTAGTGTTACTGCCTGACAAAAATATTCAAGATTCGGTGCTCTTTTGAGCAAAAAGCGGAACCCAAGTGGAGATAGGAAATTGATATTTGTGGTCAACGTAGCCGCTTGTCCACCAGTTCCTTGTTTTGGAATCAATGCCATGTTTTAATCTCTTTAATAATCTCAGCTACTCGGTAGCCTTTGTGTTGTTCCGCATAACTCACTTGAACCTCATGTATCACAGCTTCAATATGATCTTTCCAATAATTTAAAAATTTATGAACTCTCGGTAACTCAGGTGTAATATCATCTGTCTGCCAGATAAATTCCTGAAGAATATCAGTATAATCTGGCATATAGTAAATTACGTCAACGGTAACTAAGTTCTTTCGTATCCACATATTACTATTT